TTAACAACAAAGATATCGTGCGCCTTGTATTCTTTGCCAACTTGGCCAGTTTCTACCAATTCCAATCCACGAGCATACAGAGTTGGATCGATTGGATTTTCTGTATCTGTGACACGAGCGAGGACTGCCCAATCGGCCACTGATTTGACACTTTGGATTTGTTGTGTCATGGCTTCATTGTCCTTGGTCAACTCTTGGATTTTAGCAATAGCGTTATTGTTGGCTTCGACAGATTTGTCTAGCTCTTTTTTGATCGCTACGACTGCGCCAGATGTGTCAAGTTCCATGCGGACGATGTTTAATACTGCTTCAACCAGTGTCGCATCATCTTCGGTCATGCGGTTTGTTGGCAAAATTTCCTCAAATACTCGATAAGGAAAGTCTTGCTTGATTGCTACCTTGGTAGTGTTTGCTACTGCATCGTATGATTTAAATTGTACTTTGTAATCCATTATTTAGTTACCTCGTTTTTGTTTTTAATTTCTTCAAAAAGATCCTTCAAATCTTTATCAGATTCAAGGACAGAGCGATAGCTTTCAACTTCCTGAGCAAGTTGTGCTACAAGTTGCTGTGATTCAGTCAATCGAGCTTTAAACTCAGCTTCATTGATTGATTTGTTAGCCAATTGATTTGCTAAATCTGTGATGATAGCTACATAAGTTTGTTCGTTCATTTTTTCTCCTATCTAAAACCGTGTCCGTTAACAACTCCTCTAATATGCCGTTCGACATCTTTACTTTTGAATTCGCTGTATTTAACCATTTGTCCAAAACAAGTTATCAAATCCCATAAATATTTACCGATACTCACACCACCAGCCATAAAGAAATCTTTTGAATAAACTCCCTCAAGGAAGAAGTCCCCACGTCCAATATAATGCTTAACATTATTTTGGTTCATTGGAATCAAATATGTTTGTTTGCCATTGATGTTGTTGTGAAAATTCCAAGGGCTACGGTTTGGGCCATTATTGTAAATTAATACACGATCACCGATAAATTCCGTAAGGCTTTCCTCTGTTCCGTTACCTTTACCAGACCAGATCCGAATCCCAGCGAATGTATCGTTGTCGTGCCGTTCAACCTCTTTAGGATCCTTGTTATGGTTTGTACCTAATACCATAAGTGCAGCATTGGTATCTCTAAATTGCTCTGCGATAAAACCGCTCTTTGTCAATTTTATGAATTGAGAAGAGTTTGTATCATCAATTCTTCGAATTGTGCCTGTATTTGAGTACAAATTCAACGTTCCGTTGTCCAAATCAAAAACTGTTGATCCAGTGTTTGCACTTAGCCTTCCGCCTTGTATTCGTTCTGCAGTGAAATCTATTGAAGCAAGTTGCGTGATAAAGGCTTTTTGGGCCATTAATTCTCTGATAAACGCTTGATTTGCGAGCAATTTCTGAATCAAAGCATAATCAACTTGTAGCTTGTCTGCTGTTACTGCATTACTAGCCAAAATCGGTGTAGTTACTGATCCAGCCTTTATGTGTCCAGTCTCAACACTCTCGCTTGCGATATGACGGCCTAAAATAGATCCATCAACCACCATGTCACCTTTGACCTTGATCAATTTTGCGATCAAAGCAATAGCTTCTGGTTCTTGTACCAACAACGAACTGATGGTTCTTCCATTGATGGTCTTACCTGTACCAAATGAGATCTGACCGTCTGTGATGTTGATGTCTGTTTTTTTCAAAACTCCATCGAATTGGCTTACAATTGTTGTTACTTGTCCATCGATTGATTGTTTATAATTTGCAAAGCGACCATTGATGCTGTCTTTAAAATCATCCAACTTGTCATTGAGTACAGAACTTTGACTGGATAGCCTCATTCCGAATTCTGTAGAGAATGTTGAAAATTGCCCATCAATTCCTTGTTTAAATTCAGCAAGTTTAGCTTCAATCACGGATGAACCATCATTTGTTGGCGGTTGGTAGGCTCTCTTGGTAGATCCTTCATACACATCAATGTCCCCAAAATAGAGACTTGCTGGCTGTCCATTTGATGATCCAGTGTTGTCAAATCGCAAAAATGCTTCATCATATTCTTCAGAGTTGACGGTGAAATAGTAGCGTGTGATTCTGTCTTGTGGGATAGCGATCTTGTCAGCAAGCGTGAATACTTTTGTAAAATTCCCCGTCTCACCTTTCTTCCTTGCCAAAAAGTAGAATGTGGCATTCTTAAGATTGTCTGATCCAATTGCATCAAATGAAATAGTGTAAGTTGTATTTCTTTTGGTGTTGAAGCGCTGGGATGCTGCAACTTTTTCACTATTGGTTGAATTGTCAAGTTTAAAGAGTTTTCTGGATTCGTTGTAGTAGATTGGATTAGTTGAAACTGTTACAACTGGACTCAATCCGGGGTTATAATACCCCCAACCCTCTACATCTTGAGGATTGCCACTGTTTCTTAGCAGATTCTCTCCAGCCTGCACAATTTCATCGAATCTTCTTGTGATTCCAGCTACGTCCTCAGTGTATTGCGATTTAGCAACATACCCTTGTTCTAGAATTTGTCTAGTTGCTTTCAGGGCATCTACAGCAGCTTTTTCAGAGTAGGTCAGCATGCGCTGTTCAAGTTCACCGCTTGGGCCAGTCTTAGTCTCCAATTTAGTTAATTGAGTGGATAGGCCTTCCACTGTCTTCTCAAAAGTGGCCTGTGCTTGCTCAACTAGATAATTTTGATCTTCTGGAGCAGGTTGCCATTTGCGGTCATTTGTACCCTCATAGAAGTCAAGCTCTGTCATAAATAGGCCGGCCCATCTGCCGTTGTCATTTCCAACGTATTCAAATTGCAAGTAGCCATCGTCAAAATCACCTACATTAAACTTAAATGATTTTTTAACAGCCATAGAGCTATCAAAAATCGGGCTTCCGTTTTTTTCGAAAATTAATTGTTTTCCTTCAAAATCCGCTGTACTTCCCTTTTTACGTTTGCAAAAATAAACTTTAAAACTCTTTGAATTAGCGTCAAAACCGAGCATGTTGAGCATATAGTCAGCGTTACGTTTAACGATAAAATGTGGACTTTGAACAATTGCTCCTGGTCTTAAAGAAAACATTCTCTTTTGGCCGTTAAAATAAAAGATGTGAGCTGTAAAACTCATCTTTCCATTTGTTTCAGTCCAATATTTCAGTCCCTCATCTGCCCTTGAGTTCCTGAGCATGTTAGGGCCACCACTAACTCCAATTGTGGTGAACTCTTCTTTGATACCATTAACTGTTTGTTCAACATAGGAACGATCTGCTTTACCAGTCGTCACATTGGTTAGGTCGGAGATAGCTTTTTCAGTCGTCTGCTCAAATCTGGATTGTGCGCCTTGGATCCCAACAAATTGGCTTTGCGTTTGAGCCTTGAAATCATTGATCAACTTCTGGATATCAGCATCGCTAGTCTTTAATTGATCAGTAGTAGTTTTCAAACCTTGCATATTAACTTCGATGCCATTGTATTGAGCTTTAAACTCTTCTATAATTTCATTTTTGTTTGCTTGGTTTGCTGCATTGATCTTGTCAGTTACTTGAGCCGAAATTTCCTGCTTGACTACTTCAGCTTGTGCTTTTGCTTGCTCAATCCCGTCTGTTATTTTATGTTCCAGCTCTTTTGCTTGCTTGTCATACTCAGCATTAGCATTGTCTACAAGCTTCTGAACTTTCGCTTCATATTCCGCATCGTAGGACTTCATTTTCTTGTCAACGGAATCGTTGACCATTCCCGAAATAGAGTCTGCTAAACTTCTAGCAACTTCGCCAAATCCGATGCTGACAAGTTTAATGCTCATTGGATTAAACTTGTATTTCGTGATCTTTTTTCGCAAATCGACATCGTAGCCCTCGTGAAAGATGCTCACGATATCAAACATGTGTACTGGTTGATCTGCCTGGCCTACAACATCAATCTCAAGGCTTTCCTCAATCATGTCACACAGAGTTTCACGGAAATAGCGCTTGCCGTATTCATCGAGCGTTTTTTGATCCACTACATCCTGATCTTGTACTTCCATATCTGCTTCGTAGATATGCTTGTATTTATTAATCAGTGGGCTATCAATGGTCACGGTTAGGATCTGATCTTTCTTTCCTTCCTCGTGGGCTTCGATAACCTTTTTAAAATGTATCCGTGTTCTTAGCTCTTTAGTGGATTTCGATTCTTGGAACGATTTCATGTTTTTCTTGTAGGCAAACAATGATTCGTTTTCGATTCCGCCATGCTCCAGCAATCGAACGCTGTACTTATCACGGACGAGATCACCACCCCACTGCCCAACGATAGAGTGCTTATCTTTGGCCAAGGCTTCCATCGCTGAGACATCTTTAAGATTGAGGGTGTGTTTTGACATCACATCAGAAAAAAACGTAAATGGTGTTTCTCGTTTAAACCCGGCAACAAGTGCATTCATCACAGTTGCTCCATTCACTCGATCGACATTGATCTTGTTGATAGAATATCCATTGAGTAATGTTGCTACTTGATTAGCATATACGGTTACATATCCGTGTTGCTTCTCGACTTCAAAGATAGTAAAGCACTGCTCTCCATGTAAATCGTCAGCAACTAATTCTGTTTCCGGAGTTAACAATGCCCATTTTGAATCTGATGTAGGGAATTTAAAGGTAAGTTGATATGTGCTGTTAGCTTCTTGAACAATTTCGGAGCTAAAAGCTTCATTAAGAGGGAAGTTTCCCTCTTGTAGATAAATCATACTTTATACCTCCAATTCCCTTTAATTGTGATTTTTGAGACGGTACCTGAAACTGCAATACCGGATGTACCTGGAGCAATCTCAAAGAAGCCACCTCTTTTTCTCAAGGTGTTTTTCAGATTTCCGTTTTTGTCATAGACATTTTGTTTTTTGTGACGACAGTCAATTGTTGCTTTCGTATCAATCGTAAGTTGCATGGTTTGCTTACCAATCGTAAGCGTCACATCACCATTTCCCTCAACTGTGATGACCGGTTCAGAATAGACTGTGCCAGGGTTCGTCACAGTCCCGTCGCTTGTCAACACGACTTCCGTATTGTTTTTCTGATAGCGGAAAGGATGCATCTTGAGCTTGATTTCCAGTGTCCAAGCATGGATGCCGTTCTGTCTGAAACTTGAGCCAGCATAGTCAGCGTAAAAAATAGAGCCTGGTCGATGCCCAAACTCTACTACATTATTCTGCTGATTGAATTGATTGAGGACTTTCTGGACCTCTTCTTCTTTTACTACATAGAGGCTGACAGTCTTATCGTAGCCATCATAAGCACCATCATATATTGGATAATCACCGTTGGCCCCATAAATCGTATTATTGTCAAAACGTGGCTGAGCCATTTGCTCCTCACCGTAATCGGTGACATAGCAGTTTGGGATTGATCCAGTGTCAAACCCATTAATAATCATGTTAAACATTAGATTCCCTCCCTTGCCATGATTTTAGAATAGCGTTGGTAGCTATTTTGCGCCAAAACATTGCCATCTAGATAGGTTTCTGATGGTTTCTCAAGGATAGCAGTCAATAACTTTTCTAAACTTGACCTCAGAAACGCAATCTCAGCAACGACATTTTGACCATCGTACTCATTGCCACCTTTATTATCGATTAGTACGATTTCCCGATTAGCTTTTTCCATCTCTCGCAAGAATTTCGCATCCTCTGGAATACCGATACCGGACGCATACTTAGGAATGCCAAGTTTTTGCATCAAACGTTTGGTCTTATCTGCTCGCAAGACCTTGGATCCACGAGGCAGTGGCATGATGACATCTCGACCTTCTGGGATGAAACTCCGCCCGTCTGGTAGTGTGACCATTTCCCGGTAGACCGCATTGCGCTGGTCGTTGACCATAGCAAGACCGCCCGGGTGATAATCTGTACCATCTTTGTGCCCAAATAATCTTCCAACAGTATTCACGACACGATTGACTACCTCTGTGGCTGTGATAGTCGTATGCCAGCTAGTCGGCACAGAGCGGATGGCACCACTCGCAGAGTTTGCAGCATTAATTGCACTATTAGCATCACCAGTCATATACTTCGTAGGACTGTAGAGGGCGTTCCATTCATTCTGCTTGTTGATAGCAGATTGTCCCGCATTTACTGCACTACTAGCATCCCCAACCTGTGGCTTAGTTGGCGATGGAGTTGCGTTCCATTCATTCTGCTTGTTAATGGCAGATTGCCCTGCGTTGACGGCATTGCTCGCGTCTGCAGTGATTGGCTTCGTAGGTACTTGATAGTTGTTGACTGCTCCATAAGCCTCAATGGCTTGATTCTTGCCGGCTACAGCACCACTTGCATCCGCATTGATGTTGGTGTTTGTCTCCTTCGGAATGTTCAGGATATCGTTCATTACCTGGGAGATAACTTTGCTGGAATTGTCTTTCGCATTGATTGGGATATTAGGATTCATCCCGACAAGCAAGTTAAGGGCTTGCTGGATTTTAGTAACCTCACCAGTTGCTAAATCTTTAGCAATAAGCTCTTTCTGCTCCGGACTCAACTGATTCCATTTCTGTAAGGTAGAGATAGCAAGGTTCCCAGAGTTGAGGAATGCCTCGTTCTTCATCAGCATTTCTTTGACTTCTACTGGTAGGGCGTTCCATTGAGCGAGTGCCTCCTTGTTTTCAAGGATAGCCTGCATACCTTTGTGACCGTCTAAAACGAGTTCTTTCTGTTCGAGAGTCAGTTCATTCCATTTACCGGTTTCGACCAAAGTCTCACCAATCAACATCTTAGCGTTGGTCTCAAGGATGGCATTCTTCAGGATGAATTCAATCGAATTCCAACCATTTTCTGCTTCCAAGACCTTGGAAATTTCTTCCTTGGCGTTCGTCTTGATTTCACCCTTTTTATCATCAAGTACGAGCGAATTCCAGACTGTGTTCGCCTCAGCGGTTTCCTTACTCATGTTAGCCATGGACTTCGCAACGATTCCGGATGATGTTGTGACAGTATCAGCAGCAGAACGCATATACTCTTCAAACTGCTTAACATCTAACCCAAGAGCTCCCATCCGTGATTTAACGCCTTGAAGGGCCTCTTTACTCCAACGACCATTGTAGTTGTCGAGGAAGCTCTTCTCCAACTCCATATACTTTTGTTGGTAGGCTTCTTTACGTGCCAGATGCTCTGCTTCAAGCTCATCTAACTTTTGATTGCGCTCTTGAATACCTTTTACGGAATCATCGTTTTTATATGCCTCTTTGATAGCTTGCTTACGCTTCTCGTAGACCTTCTCTTCTTCCTTGACCCAATCAGTGACCACCTTCAACGCATCTCTACGCTGCGTTTCATTCATGGATTTGACATCGCCATTCATGGCTTGCATGATAGCGTGTTTCTTATCCTTAGAAACATTCAGCAAGTCCAATTCCTGGCTAATCATTTCGTGTTGAATGTTGGAAACAATGGCTTTTTCTTCAATTGTCAGGTCTCTGTGTTGGTCCTTAGCATTTTGATAGATGCGACCGACCTCTTCGGTCATATTCCTGACATTTACTTTGGTTTGTTCAAGTTGCTCTTCTTGGTGCTTACGAACCTCTTCGCTCATGCCGACTTCTTTAGCGAGAGCTTGTAATTTCTCTTTCTTCTCATCGATCAGCTTGTCAATCTCACTATTGAGCTTTTCAAATGAGGCCTTGACATTATCGACATTTCCAGCAGTTGCCCCAAAATCAACGATAGCCTTGTTGGCTTCGTCCACTTTGGATTTAAAACCGCTCAGTTGTTCATCTTGGACCTTGCTGACGGATGTACCCCAGCGCTGTGTCCTATTCTCAGCCTCAGCCATCTGCTCAGCGATATAAGTTAAGCCGACTAGTGTCGCACCACCGAGCAGGACTCCCCAAGTGGCACCACTACCAAGCGAGGCTACTGCAGTAGATAATAAGCTTGTACTTGTGCTAGCTTCAGCAGTTGCAGTCCCTACTTGACCAATGCTTGCGGACAGGGCTTTAAATCCACCAGCCACAGAGCCAGCATCTTTAAATGTTTTGATAGCACCAGATACTTTGCCAATGCCACTAACAAGACTTCCGAAACCTTTAGTCAAGCCACCAATGATTCCGAGACCACCACCTAGCAATTTCAGAGCGGGCCCAGCGGCCGCTCCCATCAAGCCCCATTTGATGATATTCTGTTGTTGTTCAGATGACATCTTGCTAAACTTCTCAGCCATCTCAGACAGAGTTTTCAGCCAAGGCTTAGCAGCATCCAAACCACTATTCAGGGCCTTCAGCAATGGGCCACCAAATTCGATAGCGATATCCGTAATCTTGTTTTTAAAGATTTTCAACTGTGATTCAGTGGTTTCGTACCGCTTACGAGCTTCTTCAGTCAGCGCACTGTTTTTCTTCCATGCACTGTTTGAGCGATTTACCGCATCTGTCATTGTGTCAGATGCTGATGCAAGAGATTTCAGCATATTTCCTTGTCGGATACCTTGCATTCCAAGTTCGTCAAGGATGCCGTCCATGTTCTTGCCTTCGTCAGTGGCTTTTTGCAACCCTTTGATAAAAGATTGCAAGGCTTGCGCTGGCTTCTCTTTCCATGCTTTGCTGAACTGCTCAGACGTCATTCCTGCAGTTTGGGCAATCAGTTGTAATTTTTCAGTGGCACCTTTTCCGACTCCAGACACCGCTTTTCCGATGCCTGTAAGAGTTTGTGTCATGGCAGTACCACCAGCCTCGGCTTCGATACCAACACTACTCATAGCAGTTGCAAGCCCAAGGATTTCAGGAGTGGTTAAGCCAGCAAGTTTTCCTCCAGCCGCCAAGCGGTTTGTCATTTCAACAATATCACGCTCAGTCGTCGCAAAGTGGTTACCCAAATCAACGACCGCAGATCCAAAGTGACTGGACCATTCACCCAGGTCATTTTTCGAGACCTTCATGATGTTCCCGATTTTGGCAATCGAGGAGGCGGCTTCTTCTGCACTCAAGTTGGTTGATACGCCGAGATTTACCATTGTTTTAGAAAACTCTTTGATTGCCCCAACTGGTACACCTAATTGTCCCGCTGCTTCTGCAACGTGTGCAATTTCAACCGCACTAGATGGCATTTCCTTAGCCATATTCCGAATGCTTGCAGAGAGCTTATCAAACTGTTGAGGTGTCCCATCAACCGTCTTTTTGACCCCGGCAAAGGCACTTTCGTAGTCGATTGCAGCCTTGAGCGCAAATCCAGCACTAGCGACAAGAGGGGCAGTGAGACCTTTTGTTAAAGTCCCGCCAAGGTCAGAAACCTTCTTACCAAAGTTCTGAATGTTTTCTCCGCCTTTTTTGATACTCTGCCCAAGAGCCTCCATCCGACCGGAGAAACTATTTTCTCGAGCAACAGCTTTCAAAGCTTGCTCGACTTTATACAATTGACCTTCCATTGCAGATAACTTCGCATTCTCACGCTCGATATCCGCAGCGGCTTTGTCATACTTAGCAGATCCAGGATCAAGTTTGTCAAACCCTTTCTTCATCTGATCAAGGACATTTTTCTGTGCCTCAATCGCCTGACCAAGTGATTTATACTTTGATTTCAGTAAATCTGCATTATTTCCATGAGATTTTAAAGTGCTGTCGAGTGCCTTGACGTTATTTTGGAAATACTTCACTGCATTCTTTGCACTTGTTAAGCTAGGATTGAACTTTGACACGTCCAGCCCTAGTTCGATATACATTTGTCCTAGTGGCGTTCCACCTGCCATTTTTCCTCCTTCGAAATAAAAAAGCCTTTAATAAGGCTTTACTTTATATCCCGTCAAATATGTCTGCTATATCTAGCGGAGTTTCGTCTTCAGGATCGCTACTTGTATCGACGATACCGATTAAGTCAGCCCAGCTAATATCCATAACTTCATTGATACTCATATTATACGGACCATTAGAGACGTTTTTGACAAATTTATAAAAATGCTTTAAAGCATCTTTGGGATCTATTGTTTCCCCTTTGGGTCAACATCACCTACTAAATGTGCGTAGATGTCCGTAAATACGTCAATGATTTTCGCAAAGTCTGTGTGCTCCAGCAATTGTTCGACTGTGACATTTTCAAAAAGCGAAGCGATAAAGTTCAATTGTTGGTCCAATTTTTCAACTTCTGACTTTTCAGACGTAAGCGAGTCATTGAGCACAAGATAGTCACGATAGTCACGAGTAGTGATTTCTTTACTGGAGTATAGGACATCTTCGCCTTTCTCATTCTTCATAGTGAATGTAATTTTAGCCATTTTGTTTTCCCTTCTAAATTAAAAAGCACCTTGCGGTGCCTTCTCTTATTAAGATAATAAAACAAAGGGGCTAGATGCCCCCGTTTTATTTTAGCCTGCTACTGCCATACCGAGTTTCGCTTTCATTTTTTTGATTTTTGTTTCATCGCTACCAAAGTACATTGTTCCATATTTATTTTTGGTGTTCTCATTGGTACTTGCGCCTGCGGCGAATGATACGTTTGTAGTAGCAAGCTCATCAGCTTTTTCTTTGAGCGTATTGAGGTCAATAGCATCCATTGCTAGGTTTCCTTTGTAAAAACCATAGTAAGCTCCACTGCCATCTGCAGTATTTGATTCTAGCAAGATTGCAACGTCTTTTGAAACTGTGTCAGCTCCGAAATCAAGAATACCATCGTCGTCTTCGTAACCTAGAGCTTTAACGTAGAGCGCTACTGGAATATCCAAGAGCCCGAGATCTACCTTAACATCTCCAACCCCACGATTGTTTACGTGGTAAGCAATGTTGCTTCCGAATGATTTGATAGCATCAGCAGCAAGACCAGAGATCTTAGCTGTTTGAGTGGCACCTTCCCCTTTTTTACCTTGGATGATAAAGAGGTTTTCTCCATCAGTTGGAGTCTGGTTCCCATCCAAAATGCGAACTGTCAAGCTTTTAAAACCGACTGTCGCTGTACCTTGTTTTTGTTGTGTCATGTTAAATTTCCTTTCTAATAATCGTCATACAGTCTGCTCTTTCCTTTATAGGTCCTAGCATCTGCATAGCGTTTGATTTCAGGGATCCATTCATCTAGACCCCCAGCAATTTGGTAGAATCCTTGCGATTCCATCACCTTTTCGACTAGCCCTTGCAATTTTTTGCATTCAATTCGGTTAATCGATTCAACGTTGATTTGATAAAGAAATGTTTTTGAAAAGCTTGTATTACTTCCCTTGTCACTTTGGATAGGTGGCCCTAGTGGGATAATAACAATACTCGTCTGATTTGTTGGTAAGGTTTCAGGACGCTCAAATGATTTGATAGTGATCTTAGAAAGTTCCTCATCGCTCGTCAGAGCATCATAT